CCCATTTCTCAGCAAGGCGCACATCTTCTTGAGACAATTTAACCTTACGTCCAGAACTAGGGTTGGGAGTGCGTGACGCTCCTGCTACAACCTGAGAAGCATTGGTCGGTGCTTCAGTCCGTGTTTGCGTCTGTGAGGGTTCAAACCTATTAGGGAATGTTGCCTGTAGACGTTTGTCAATCTCTTCGTAATACTCATCGTCAGAAGGGTCATAACCTTCGTCCTTCATGCCTGCATCAATTTGCAATGCAGCCTGAGTAAGAATTTGGTCCTGTCCAAACCAAGGATTACGACCTGCCCATGAAATGGCTTTAGGGTCATAAGCCTCTTGTGCTTGCGTTTGGGCTTGTTGTCGTTGTTGTGCTTCTAATTCAAGTTCGTGTTGATACTTGTTATAAGCATCTTGGCTCTGTTTAATCTGTGCTGATTCAAACTGAGCATTTGACATTGCCTCTTGTGCTGCAAGCATCTGGTCGGCATCACCGCTTTCTACGGCTTGGCGATAGGCTTTCTTAGCAAGTTCCAGCCTGTCACCAATCTGACGTTCATTAGAATCAAGAGTTTCTTTTAGACTTTTGTTGTACTCTTCTTCTTTTGCTTTTAAACGATGCTCTAGTTCTTCTTGGCGTTTTTGCAATTCAGCAATTTGCTGCTCACGTTCTTTACGCTGTCGAACCAGTTGGCGAATACGTTTTTGTGCGCCAGATTCTTTTTCTTCAGTTTCTTCATCCTGCCCTTGCTCTTTGGCTTTTTGCTGAACATTATCAGTATCCTCAAAGTCTAGTTCAGGTTGTTTAGGTTGAGATTGGTTTTCAATTTCAAACTCTACCTTTTCTTCTTCCTCTTTTACGGTTGAGGTATTTACCGTTGTCCAATCATCAGACATACTTTTCTCCTTTTACGTCAGTTGCGAAACGTGACGAGTTACGCTTGATTATTATATTACACTAAAAATTGTGTATATACAATAGCCAGTGTCATTAATTTGACAGATTAAATGTAGGGTCTAGTTCTTTTGGGTCTTCAATTACCATAGAAATCTGGTCATCAAAGAGAAGAAGAAGCCTTACGCCTTTATAGAAAAACTTTTGACCTGCATGTTTTCCATAACAGACATAATCTCCCACAGAACACCACGGTCCTTTTGGAAATTTTTCTTCGTCTTCATATGCTGTCTCACCAATGGCGAGAACTTTACCTACAGTGGTAAGATAAGCAATATCATTTACAGTAGAATCTGGTAGAATAATACCGCCTTTAGTTTCTTTCTTAACGGATACAGGTCTAATCAATAGATGATAACCTGGGATACGAGGAAGGACTTTAGGGTCTGGTGCTTCACCAGCAGTAATCCATTCGTCATTCTTCATTGCGTTGCCCATTGCGACTGATTGCATTTTTACTCCTCATCGTCTTCAAATATCATTTTGTTTACCAAACTTTTGGTTTCAATACGAGCAAATTCAAGCCCTTGTATTCTTCCTACCAAGTTTGTATACGTATGATAATCCGAAGCCGTGCCAGATGCAAGCGAATTTTTTAATGACTCGATTTCTTTTACGAGCATCTTATCTATTTCTTCATATAACATTAGATTAGTTTCTGGTAATCAGTACCATAAGGGTTACGTTCTATGCGTCCACCTGATTTCTTTTGAACAATTTCTGATATACGTGGTAGGTCTGCCAATCCTGCTTCAGCATTAATAGCCCTAACCTCTGCATCAGAAAGAACACGATTGACTTTCATCTCACCGCTAATAATCCAATTGCCTGTCATATTAGGATTTGTTTTATATCTGTAGTGTCCACGTTTAGGAAGTTGGTCAGTAATGTGTGCAGTTTTTGCATCAGGTGTACCATCTTTTTTAATTCTGGCTCTTTGGTTAGCAACTGATTGCCAATCAACATCGGCTGGCATTTCAACCTCTGCCCATACCTGATTATCTTCACGAACATTAGGTTTAAACTTAGGGTCTTTAACACGCTTGCCAGTAGCAGGGTCAACCTTACCACCAATGTGTGTAGCCATAGGAAGGTCACCAGCGTGCCATCCAGGTCTATATGCTAATGGGCCAAGAGTAGATTTTACTTTACCTGTATCTGTTAATTCACCTGCAGTTGCTTCCAACCATTTACCAATTGGAACAGGTTCTTTTGCATTAACAAAAAGTGGATATAGTTCTCCGTCTTTACCAACTCTAAAAAGTTTAAATGCTTTAATAGTATTCTGTGGTGGCTCATAATCATGAACTTTAACTTTTTGTGTATTCTCTAAAAGTTCATCAGAAACTTTTGCTGCGGCTACTTGCTTCTCATCTATATTTGAAAGAGAAGCTAAACCTTCACGAGCCTGCTTAACTGCTTTAGGTGCTGCTTTCTTTGCAGTCTGCTTTGCACCTGATTTCATAGCAAGTTTAATAAGTTTACTAAGTGCCATTAGATTAGCCTTCTATTATCACCATAAGGGTTACGTTCTACAACTGAACCACCTTTTTTACGTTCATTAGCTGGTATAGGTACTCGCATAGGTGTTGGCTCTGAGCGTTGAATAAAATCTGTAATAGGAATCATGTCTTCTTCTAATAACTTTAGAGCTTGATTCCTTTCATTTATTAAGTTACTTGCAAATTCTTCTTTATTAAAATCTTTTATACCAGAGTTTACTGCCTCATATTCAGCTTGTTTAGTATGTAAGAATATTTCTTGGTCCGTCATGTTTGCCATATTTGCAAGGTCACTAGCAACTTCTTTTTCCGCTACAACATTACCTATTTTTTCATTAATATTATTTAATTTTATTTCTTCAAGCTCAGAAAAAGTATTCTTATTTTGCATACGTTTATAAAAATTAGCTTCTGATTTTGTAATTACACCTTCTTTAAAAGCTAAATCTACACTTACACTACTATGAAAAGGAGTAGGACGTTCAATAGTAAACATTGTACTTGGAATTTCAAGTTTATTTGCAGCTATTTCTGGTAAACCTTCTCTATAAAGTTCACTTGCATCTCTACCCTGAATAGTTTTTTCTCCAAGAAAATCCTTTAAAAAATTTTCAGTTCCTTCTGAATCAAGTTCTTTTTGTATTTGTTTTTTAAAATCTTCTGAAAGGTTTTCAACCATTCTTCTTTTTGGAACAGGTTTTGTTTTAGTCGCTCCTTTCATAGCAAGTTTTACAAGTTTACTGAGTGCCACCTTGTTTACCCCCTTCGACTAACATCCTAGAAAGAATATCTGCAGCCTTCATTGCTTCTTGCTGGTCAATATTTTCCTGTGTCTTAATCAGGTCAGCAATAAGTTTAAGAGCTTCGATTGCACGTTTGTTATTGCGGTCTGCTTCTTTTTCGTCAGCACGGAGAGTATTTTCTGCACCAATCTTATAAGCATCCAGTGCCAGTTTCTGTTCTTTGATGTCAAGGTCACGTTGCTTGAGTGCGCCTTCAACAGATTCTTTAGCAAGTTGTGCTTGAACCTTTTGCTGTTCAATGTCAAGACGCTTGGCTTCCATCTGAACCATTGCCTGTTCAGGAGTAGGACCGCCTTGCATTGCTGCTTGGTTAGCCATCATAACTTGTTGTGCAGCCTGTGCCATAACCTGTTCGATAACCATTGGGTTCTGCAGGTTCGGGTCACCTTGAGGAGCCTGAGACATCATCTGGCGTGTCAAGCCATTGACTTGCTCTTCGTACTTCATAACCATATGTTCTTGAATATTGGCTTGCAGTACAGGAGCAATCCGTTGCATGATTGGGTTTGCACCATTCATTGGGTCTTGCAAGTACATTGTCTTGACCTGAATATGTGCATCATGGTTCTGACCTGCAAAGGCTTTAATAGGCAAGCCCTTAACTGCTGCTTCAATATCTGATACAGGGTCAAGAGGCTGTGCTGCAAGTTTGTCAGGTAGAATCTTGTCAAGGTTTGGAATATTAGCCGCATTGAGAAGAGTACGGTTAAGTTCTTCCATGTTAAACATTCCAGGAGGCGCAGTCTGTGCCAACTGCATTGCCATCTGCGTCATCATCAAGCGATGTGCAGAAGACGGTATATTCGGGTCACTTACAGGAATGACATCTACACGACCATCAAAGTCTCTGCGGAATACGTTCTCTGAAGTGCCAGGGACATCGTAGGGGTATTTGTTTGGTAGGCTTTCGTAGTTGATACGAGCCAGAATCTTAAACTCATCCTTCTGTGCCTTGTGCAGTCGCTTATGGATTGCACTAAAGAACTTGCTGGATGCTTCAAGCAATGCCATGGTTGTACCAACTGGACCATAGTTTGAACCGTCTGCAATAACCTGTTCAGTTGTATCTGCAAACTTTTGACCTGCGCCAGAGATAAACTGAAGCATTTGGAACAACGTACCTGAAGGTTCTTTGTATGGCAAAGGTACAATAGACTTTGTAAGGTCCATGCCTGTTGCTTCTACTTCTTTAAACTCACCAGGGGCAATAGGGTCATTGTCACCTACAATGCGTACACCTTTGGCTTTGAAACCACCAGGAAGGTTTGCAAACTGACCTGCATCAATCAAGTTACGCAGTGCTGCAGTTGCAGACATTGTGAGGTTACCAAGGAAGTGAATAAGACCAAGACCATAGAAGCCAAAGCCAGGAACAAAGCGGTAGTGTGTAAAGAACATTTTCTTTTTCTTTGTCTTATCTTCTTCATTCCAGTTACGGCGAATTGACAAGACAGTGCGAGACTGTTCTTCAATTGTTACAATATATGGACAAGCATAACCATGGTCTTCAATGTCCAGATAACAATGCTGTTCAAGCAATACATACTGTGGGTCGTTGTCGCCTGATGGAGACAAACCAAGCACAGTATCCATCTTCTGTGTAAGGTCTGACTGTTCAGGCTGAGAGGCTTTAGGTAGGTCTACTTCGGCATACATACCTGCTTCAATCTGCCTGTACAGTTCATGCGGACTGCGATATATCACATGAGTATATCGGTCCGCCCTGCGTAAGTCTGTGGCATAGTAGGACACGTAGAATTGGTCTATGGGTACAAACTCACTAACAGGGCGTTCTTCTGCTGCGTCATAATAAATCTTCTTAAACGCAGAACCAATTAGTGGGAGGTGGAAAAGCATCCGTTCAAACTCGTCAAAGTATTCAGGCATTTGCTCAGTTAACTGATAATTCATAAAGTTCTGAACACGATTAGCCTGCTTCTGACGTTGTTCGGTAACGTCACCAAGTATCTGAGCCTTTACAGGACCAGCAGCAGGAAATAGTTCTTGGGATGCACGTGATTGAAACTTTACTGCAGATTCAATAAGGAGAGGATGTACTGCAGTTGCTGCACCTTCAAAAGGTTCAGTAGTTTCTTCTAGCTTCAGACCAAGAAGGTCAAAGCCTCTTTCAAACATAGATTCCCATTCAGCACGAGAATCTTTATCTGATTCAAATTTGTCAAATACATCATGACCAATTTCAACCAGAGTTTCTTCGTCTAATTTTTCTACAAGGTTTTCATAAAAACCATTATTGATGTCAATCTCTACACCTTCTTCTGACATTTCAATTTCAATATCCCCAAACTCAACTTCTACTTCGCCAGTTGTTGGGTCTACTTCGATACTTACATTGTCAGGTGTGGTGTCTCGCTCGACATCAAGTTGAATGACATTATCCATTCCTGGAATTTGGTCATACGGATTTCGTTCAGTTGCCATTTATTTACGTGTCCTATCAATTTATGTGTACTGATTTTCTTATTATACATCTATGTTCGCCAGTATGCAACCCTCTTTCGCTTTCTTGGGTTAATATCGTCTTCCCAATTAGGGTCTTCTGGGTGTAGCAAGTTCCAACTGTCCTTCATGTAGTGGATTGCCATTGTCATACAGTCTACTTGGTCATCATGTGCGCCGTTTGGAAATGACATACACTCATCGTATAGGTCATCGGCGTACTGTCTATCTTTTGGTATCCATACACGTCCTGATTCCATCATTGGAGTTGACGCATATACACGAGCAACCTTGTCTCGGTCTGGTAAATAGTCCAGAACAGGCAAGCCTGCCCTGCGCATATCTTGAATCAGAGACTGACCAGAGGCTTTTTTCTCAATGATACACACGTCAGGCCGATAATCTTGGAAAAGTTCTTGGGCTAACCTGCGTAACTCTGGATATTCAAACCTTCCCCTGACATTTCCAAGCAGTATCAGGTTTGACGTAAAGGTTTCACCACCATATTCGTCCTTTTCATAGTTAGAAAAGATGCCCCACGTCTGAATGACACTGTAATCGGCAGTACGCTTTGTACTAAATGCTGTATCATAGGTCTGAATTATGAAGTCACACGGTGGAGGGTCTTCATATTCCCACCATTTAAACCATCTTTTCTTAATGATACCACCATCATCAGGCGATGGGTCTTGCATATACAGAGAGTTCCAGTATCTCGCACCGTTTGTTGCTCTGATTTCTTGCTCATCTACCCTTAGAACTTCATCTGGCTTCCATTCTGGAAAGTATGACGTACCAACAGGGAGGTCTAGCAACTCCGCCGCGTCTTCATCAAGCCATGCAGGTATGGAAATAACTTCCCAGGGGTTGGTTGTTTCTTCTACTACGGATTCCTGCTTTAAAAGCCAACCACAAAGGTCATCATAATGGTATCTTGTGTTGACGATAATGATGGCTCCATTCGGCATGATACGAGTGCGAAGACCTGCAGGATACCATTCCTTGATATACCTACGACCTGCCTCACTGAAGCTGTCTTCTTCCGACATAACGTCATCAAGTAGTGCCACATGCGCACCACGACCTGCAACCTGACTGCGAACACCTGCTGCATAATAAGAACCATTCTTGTTTGTCTTCCACTTGCCTGCGGCTTTAACGTCACTACGTAGAGATACACCTTTAAAAATCTTTTGAAAGCGTTCAGTGTTTACAATGTCACGGACTGTTCTACCAAAATCACTTGCAAGTTGGTCAGAGTGTGACACTGACATAATCTCATGGTTTGCAAAGTTACCAATGTACCATGCTGGAAATAACTTGCTACAGATTACTGACTTGGAAGAACGAGGTGGTAGAAACACCATCAATCGTTTTGTTCTTCCTTCTACAACACCCTGTAGTTTGTCACACAACAACTCAATGTGTCTGCCCATCTTGAAATCAGATACAATGGTAGGTGCAAATATCTTAACAAAAGTTAAGAAATCTGTTTTTGCTCTAACGTCATTATATAGTTTTAGATTGTCTCGTAAGTTGATGTACGTTGACACACCAGAAAGTTCTGGTAAATCATCTGAACTATTATCTAACATTTATGTATTTGTTCCTTTTGATTTCTTACATACATACTGTATAGAGATGACAGGAGGTGTGACAGGTGCTGACACAAAGTCAGTTATCATTTCTGCTATTCTTGCTTTACAAGATATTTCATCCTGTAACAAGCCCCTATTATCTGACAACTCAATACATGAATTATCCATGAAACAAACCAATACAAGTGCTTGAAGCATTTTGGTTATCCTTTTGTTGTGACATTATTGTCACACTACAAAAAAAATTATAACAGGCTATTGACAAGTATGCAAGTAAATGTTATAATCTCTATATAAAGATAATAGAAGATAATAACAAGTAATATAAAACTTGTAACAAGCTCTAAATAACTTGTAACAAGCTTGTAATATCTTAATAGTCTTTACAAGTCTATATAGCCCCGCCCAAGGTGGGGTCTTTTTTATGCTCGGAGTGTTGCAAAAATGTCACAGTTATTAAAAAAATTACTGAAAAGTTTAAATAGTTCTCACCATACCCCTACAAAGGATGCCATAGATAAATGGGCTGAAGTAGAGTACGGTGCTGATGCAGAGTATTTTAAATTTCTCTACTATTCTAAGAAAAAGTAAGGGATTCCTTAACGATTAAGAACCGCTTATTTTTGCAAATATGTGTCACCCCTATTTATATATATATAATATATACTATTTTTTTTGGTGGGGGTGGCACTTTATAGTCTATCATATCCTCAGAAAAATGTCAAGTCAAAAATTTGACGGTTCCGCCTGGAACAAAACGTGAACATTCAAAAGTCAAGTCAATAATTTGACAGTTTGTTTTACCTTATTATATTAGTCAAGACTCTAAAAGTTAGCCATGCCTAACATTGTTTCTTTTATCTAACTATCTTCCCCTCCCCTAACATTGTTTCAATAGTCTAATAAGATTAGTGATGAATAATAAAGTTATATTCCACTCAGGGATTTAATTATTGTGGTAATTATGCAACACCTACTGCTGCAATTATGCAACACTATCAATGTTTTAGTGGTTTATACTTTATTATATATACCCTGCTAGGCTTCATCATATTTTTTTTTCTTTTTCTGTTTTTTTGTGTTGACAATCAAAAAAGATTATGTCATAACCTGATTAATGATTAACTATTGTTGAGGTTTAAGAGGTTTTAGAGACAACAAAAAAAAATTCAAAAAAAAGTTTTTTTCTTGTTGACAAACTAAAAAATACCTGATAAACCATAAAGACAATATCAAAAGAGGTTAGGAAAATGGCAAGGCAAAAAAGAAAAGGCAAAAGAGAAAGAAGCCAAATAAAAATTCTCTTGACAAGCCACAACATACCTGCTATTACTAACAACACTCAATGGTGGGCAAGACATGCAGGAAGAGTTTGTCAAAACGCCAAGTTTGAATATAACGAATCGAGGCATAAAGAGGTGATAAGAGAAGCATTATTTAAATAGGCGTCAAGAAATTGACAATGGGCTTGTAGGTGGATACCTCGCTCATATGGTGAGAAGATTATACTAGGCTTGCAATGGTGCAAGAACCTGCCGCTGAAACTCAGCCAGGATTCTCTCAACATGGAGTCTATGTTATGTTTGTTATCTTCGCAACAAAACCGCTTAATGATGGAACAAAAGGTTTCCGCTTTAATATTCTTGGTAAAAAAGGTATTTTGCGGATTCGTAAAAAGTCCTATGGCTGGAATAAACGATATGGCAAATCTTGCTTTATTCGTAATATGGGCAAGGTTTATCTTGCAACAGAAAAGCCATGGAATCACAAAAAATTCCATCATTTTGCTGGATAGCATATGCTCGCAATGGTATTGACAAAATATCATTGCAAGCCTAGTCTAATCTTGAAAGGAGAAACACTATGTTTCAAAATCATCAGACTAAAATCAGCCAGGCGGCAATCAGCGATAAATCTGGCAAAATGGTTGGCAAGGTT